CTCCATCACCGAGGCCAGGGCGTTCGCGGTGCAGCTTCCCAGCTCGCCCTGGTCGTAGGCGGGCACTGGGAAGCGGGGCCGGAGGTCAACCGCCGGCGGGAGGCTCGCCAGCGGCATCCTGGGCACGGCCAGGTGGTCCCGGTGGTCGGGCAGGTCGCGCTTCCAGCCCCAGCGGCGGACCGCCTCGCTCACGGCAGGCCCGCCGTGGTGACGAAGCCGATGGTGCAGACCAGGGACCGCTCGCTCGCCTGGCCCGCCTCGGTCGGAAGCCGCCACCGCCCGCCGCAGCCGCCGCCCAGCAGGTTGGCGAAGGTCACCGTCGGCAGGAGGTCGATGGCAAGGGATCGGGTCTGGCCGCCTCCGCCCACCAGCGCGAGTTGGCCGTAGAGGTCGAGCGCGAGGAAGGCGGCGGTCTTGTCCCACCAGGAGGGCAGCCAGCGCACGCCGTAGCCCACGCCCGGGGTCGCGCCGAGGCTCCAGAAGCCGTCCCGGCTCGAGTAGGAGTAGCCGTTGATCCCGACCGAGGGGGCCAGCCAGATGAGGTTCGCCGCCGGCACCACCGCGGCCGTGTCACCCAGCGGCGCGCCGAGGCGCATGATCCGCTCCTCGCAGCCGACGAGGCACTTCGTCAGCGGCGACGCCTTGGCCCTGATCGGCATCGACACGGCCCAGGCCGCGCCCAGCGCGAGCAGGATGAGCAGGGAGAGCCGGACCAGGCCCTTCGGCTGGGCCTTCGTCGGCAGCGGCACGCCGATGCGCAGCGCGGCCTCCTCCGTGGCCGGGACCGTCCCGCCGGTGCTCTGCTGGCCCTTCGCCAGGACCATGGTGGTCCCGACGCCGAGGGCCGTGATGAGCGCCTCCAGGTTGACGTCGGCGAAGCTCTGGTGCGCGGCGTACTGGGCAATGGCGGTGCCGAGGGCGCCGAGGATGGTGAGGATCCCGAGCCTGGTGAGGTTCTGCGAGGTGGCGATGGGCGGCATGGTGGGTGCTCCTTGGCTCTCAGGCGACGGGTGGAAGCAACACCGCGGCAGGCGCGAGGGCGGCGTCGAGGCGGTCCAGGAAGGCCACCCAGGGGAAGTGTGGGCCGGGGTCCTGGTGGTGCCCTGCCCCGCCGCGCTGCCCGGGGTGGTAGGGGTCCGGCACGTCGGAGTGGCCGCAGAAGCCGGGCCCGGCTGAGGTCCGCAGGACCGGGACGCCATGACGCCGCGCGATGCCGGCGCAGAGCTCGGCGAGCGCCTCGAGGAGCGATTCGGTCCACATGGTGGGGTCCGCGCACCGGCCCTCGCACTCCACGGAGATGGACCGGCGGTTGGTCGCCAGGTTCCCGCAGGCGAAGGCGCAATCGCCCTCAGCCACGCTCTGGACGACCAGGCCGTCCTTCCCCACCACGTAGTGGGCGGAGCTCGGGGCCATCGGCTTCCCGTCGATGCCGCGGAAGATGGAGTGGTCCTGGGCGAACCAGCTTACGGCCGAGGCGAGGCTGCCCTCGGTCGTGTGGACGACGACGGTGTCGATGGGGGTGTTGACGCGCGAGCCGTAGTTGCCCCGAAAGGCTGCCACCAGGGATGGGGCCGGGCGGGGGGCGAGGGCGTCCACGGCTGGCAGTCTCGCGCCGGACGTGGACGCCGTTTAAGGCGTGGCGGCGTGCTACGCTGCGTCGCCTGGGGGTCTCATGCGCTACGCCGTCGCCGCGCTGTTCCTGATCGCCGCAGGCTGCACCGACGTCGCTGCCCGCTGCGATGCCATCGCCCAGGCGGACCCCGGGGCCGTCCCGCCGGCCGACCTGCTGTGGGCTCACCAGCAGGGAGAGGGCTGCCAACTGGAGGCTCGGCGCCGGTACTTCTCCATCATCCGAGAGACCGAGGCCATGAAACGGCACCTCGAGGAGGAGAAGATCCGGGAGACCTTGCGCTATGGGTCGGGCGGTCGCTAGGGCCGGATGATCACGAAGTCGTAGACCACGAAATCACTGTCTCGGGTGCCAGGTGCAGCCGCGAGCGTGACCCGGAAGCCCGTCTCAGTTCGGTTGGAGACCGAGGCCTGCAGCGACCCGGACGACCCGGAGTGCGAGTGTACGTTCAGCGTCACCAGGTAGTTCGCATCCGGCTGCGGCGTGGGAAACACGTAGTCCACCACCTGGAGGTCAGCCAGGAACATGATCCCGATGGCCGGAGGTCCGTAGCGCCTCGAGCTGGTGACGGTGTTGGCCCCGATCTTGGCGTCGAGGTCCTGTGTCGGGACCGGCTGCTCTGCGTTCCTGCGGAGGGTCGAGTCCGAGGTGGCGGCCTGGTACATCGCCGCGTGGCCCTGGCCGATCGTCCACTCCATGGCGACGAACGAGAGCATGCCCTCCTCATCCTCCTCGATCTCGCTGATGCGCACGAAGCGGTGGTCGAGTCCCATCACCGGGTCCGTCAGCGTGACCACGTCGCCCACCTCGAGGAGAGCGAACCGCCAGGGCAACTTGAACCGGTAGGTGTTGCGCGCGTAGAGCGTGGCCTTCGCCCTGATCCGGGAGATGACGAGCGCGTGCGATGCCCGGGTGACGCAGGGGAGGTCCACCGTGCTTCCGACCGTCTTCCCGTGCAGCAACACATCCACCGGGTCCGAGTCCTGCTGGGTGCTGGTGACGTATGGGGCTCGATCCACGTAGGCGTTGGTCACCGAGTCGAAGAGCGGGACCGGCTGCCGGTCGGTGTAGTTCACCGGGATGGTGTTGAAGGCGTCGGCCTGACGCGACCGCTCCACCTCGATGAGGTCGTCACCGGGGCTCGCCTGGAGGAAGTCGGCGCCCGGCGCCCTCGACCCGAGGTCGTAGACGGGGGTCAGCGTCGGCGTGTAGGTGACGCCGTTGGCGATGACCTCCACGTCACCCAGCGGGACCACCTTCAGCTTCCCCTGGCTCCAGACTGCCCAGGAGTTGGTCGCGTCCATGAGCTGCTGAACGTACTCCCCAATCGGCTGCTCGTTGCTCACCAGGAGCGAGACATAGAACCCGAGCGCGTCGCAGTAGGCCCGCCACGAGTCGAGGCCGGAGTCCCACGCGCCGATGAAGTCGGATGACCAGCCGGCCCCATACTCGGCGTTGGTGAGCAGGTCGGCCAGGATGTCCGCTGGATGGGCGTCGTAGCCGGGGGAGTTCTGGTCTCGGTAACCCGCGAAGAGACCCCGGACCTCGAAGTAGCTGCTGACGAAGTCGCCGTTGGCGTCGAGGTTGTACTCTCGGAGCGAGGAGATCACCGCGGTCCCACCGTAGCCCACCGCGAAGCCGGCCATCGAGTCCTTCAGTTCGGGCCATGGCGCCTGGGTCCGTGTCCCGACCTGGAGCGTGAAGGCGTAGTAGGACTCGGTCAGCGTCGGGTGGACTACCTGGCCGGACCACCACCGAGTCACGCCGATGATGGGCCCCTCGCAGAGCGCGATCTGGGTCGCCTGGATCGAGACCGGGTAGTTCGGGCCCGGCACGACGTGCGACCCGCTGAGGATGATCTTCCCCGGGACCTTGGCCGTCCCGTAGACGATAGGGATGACCGCGCTCGCCTGCCCGGGCTGGGCGGCCAGCGTGAACTTCCGGTCGATGATCCATGAGTTGTTGAGCATCAGCCGACCGTGCTGGTGGGGAGCGGGACCCAGGGGAAGCCCCTGAACCGAGACACGTTGTCGAACTTGGAGAGGCACGTTCCGCGCAATCGGTCGCAGCCAGGGACGATGGTGAAGCCATCACCAGGCACCGGCGCCGCAGGGAAGATGACCGCAGGGGTGAGCACGCCGCCCGCGTGTGCCTGGACCACCCATCGGAGGCCGCGCAGCGCCACCGTCGGGCAGCCCGCAGAGAACTGCGCCCAGCCGGCTGTGAAGTAGCCCTCTGCCATGGAGACCGCGATCTGCACCGCCGACCGAGTAGACCCGGGCTGGACCGCCACCGTGTAGGTGTGCGTCGCGCGGTTCAGTCCGCACCCGGTGTCGAATACTGCGTGGTTGCACGTCGGGGTGAACCGGTTGTAGGGCACCTTCACGTTGAGCCGCTCGAGCTCGGACGCCACCACCAGCTTGACCGTGGTCGAGGTCGGCTGGACCTGGGACACGGCTCCCTCGAAGCGGACCAGCGTCCCGATGACGTGGCCCGGCGTGTCCATGAAGGCGCGTTCCACCCGGATCCTGGCGCCGTCGAAGACGCCGTTCAGCGCCGCCGCCTGGATGGCCTGGCCGACGAACTTGGTCATGGGGCCGTGTTCACGTTCCCAGTGTTGGTCGCGTAGGAGGAGCCGGAACCGAGGTAGACGGCGTTGGTCCCGTTCCCCCAGATCCAGGAGTTGGTCAGGCTCACGCCGGTTGATGCCGGCGAACTGCTCCAGTCGGCGCCGATACTGATCCCGTAGTGCGTGTTGTCGTGGACGTTGATCCGGTCCAGTACGGCCCCACTCCCGACCGCGTAGTAGAGCCCGAGGTCGCCCAGGCTGCCAAGACGGACGTTGTTCGATGACAGGAAGGTGTTTACCCCGTTGTGGTCGATCTCGACACCTTGGAAGATGGAGTTGCCGACCGTCGTGGCGCCAGCCCCGCTGTTCCACACCTGGATGCCCTGGATATTGTGATGCACTCGGCCGTAGTAGACGGTGTTCTGCGTGCCGTTGAAGTAGTACCCATGGTCATGGTCGCCGGAGCCGCCGGAGGCGTTCCCGTTCTCGTAGACCTCGACCGTGTCGAAGGTCCACCCCATGCCATAGATGGTCGCTCCTCCGGTGTTGTACCCGTGCCGGATCTTGGAGTTGGTGACTCTGATGTCTCGACACATGGTCGAAGGCGCGTCGTTGTCCCCGGTGGCCGGGTCAGCCCGGATCGCGCAGGACGCGCTTCCTCGGCCGTCAAAGATGAGGTTCTCGAATGCGAGATAGGAGCAGTTCGCATAGGTCGGGATGGGCTCCATCGTGACCAGCCGGCCGTTGCCGGCGGGGACCTGGATGATGACCGTCTCGCCAGGGTAGCCTCGGAACGTGATGGGGTTGCCGTAGGTCCCGGCGTGGCCTTCGTTCCTCATCCAGTGCAGCGGAGAGGTGACGCCCACGCCACCGGTCGTGGTGTTGTCGGTCTCCATCCAGCAGGCGCCCGTATTGGCGGTGCAGTTCTGCTCCGTGTCGGCATTGGCCGTGCCCCGGATGTAGACGGTGGTCCCGGCCGAAACGGTCGTCCTCGCCTTCCCAATCGTCGCCCACGGGCTACCAGCGGACCCATCGCCCGTCGAGTCGTTGCCAGAGTGCGAGACGTATCGGATCGTTCCGGTCGGAGTGCCGACGACCGTCATGGTTGCCGTACCGGTGAGTGGGGTCGGGGACGTTGAGTCGGTCACCGTGACAGTGCAGGACGTGGGCAACTCGGGGGCGTTGAACCCCGCGACGCTGGGAGCCCCACCGCTCCCGTTTCCTACTGAGGAGACCCACCCGCACCGATTGGTCTTCCAGCGATACGGAGGAGTCCCGCCAGCTACCGTGAGGGCCCGATAGACCCCCAGGCCAACAGACGCCGACGAAGGCGAGATGGCGATGGCACCACCAGAAGTCCCACCGACCGTGGCGTATCCATAGTCGCAGTTCGACGTGGACCCGCCAATCGCGCCCTGACACGCCACGACGCCGTAACTCCCCACCGTGGCCGGAGCGGTGTAGGCGCCAGTCGAAGCGTTGATGGTGCCGTACCCGGACCCGCCGGCCGTGCAGGTCCAGCCGTGCCCCGTGGTCGAGGAGTAGGACGCGGGAGCGTCCGAGCACACCCGCCAGTTCAGCGACTTGTCCGTAGTCAGCGGCGGATACCACGTCACCTGGAAGGTCTGGGTCGCGTTCGCCGCCAGGACCAGGTCGGTGATGACGAAGTGGTCGAGCGCCGTCGCAGAACTTGCCACGGCCTGGGTCACGATCCCGCTGGTCGAGGCCGAGTGCGAGCCATCCCCGAGGTACTGCGCCGTCAGCGAGTGCGCCCCGACTGCCAGCGTCGTCGTCGTCCAGGAACACGAACCGTTGTTGAGCGAGCAGCTCGACGCCTGGGTGCTGGCGTCCATGAAGCGGACCGTCCCGGTCGGCAGGGTCGAACTGGTGACCGTCGCCGTGAAGGTGAGCGAGTCACCGTAGAGGCTGGAGGTGGACCCGGCCGTGAGTGCCAGCGTCGTGGTCGTCGTCGTGGTAGCCCCGAGGAGCGACGCCACCGACGACGCGAGCGACGATACGGTGGCCTGCAGCGACGAGATCGCGTCGATGATGGCGTTGACGTCGGTCGCGTATAGCGTATCGCCGTTGGCCTTGTGGGCCGGGAGCTGCGTGATCGAGAGCGAGAGCAGGGCGGCGAGTGCGGTCGTGTGCATGATCACCCCAGGACAACCGGGAAGACGTAAGGGAATCCGCTGGGGCTGGGCCCAGGCGGCGGGGCGACCGGGTCAGCATCCCCGCCCGCCATCAGCGTGAGCTCCAGCGTGGCGACCTCGAGCCCGGCGACCTCGCGGATCGGGCCTCGCTTGAAGAGCGGCACGTTCGATTTCCCGGCGCGCAGGTAGGTGACGCCGTTCACCACCACGTCCTGGTCGAACGTGGTCCACCGGTAGACCGAGCCGTCGGCCAGCGTGACGGTGTAGAGGTCCGCGATGTAGCCGCGCGACTGGCCGTTGAGGAAGGCCTCCAGCGCGCCGGAGCTCTCCTCCCAGTTCGCGGCCTTCATTTCACGCTCACCAGGCTGATCTCTGCGGAGTAGACGCCGGTCACGATCTTGCTCAGCTTCAGCGAGTCCGAGGCGAACCGAACCCGGACCTGTTGGCTCGTCTGCGGGTCGGTCCAGAGGAAGGAGTCGAACTGTCCGAAGTGCGCCTCGAAGAAGCGCGTCAGGGTCGAGAGCTCGTCGCCGTTGACGTAGCTGCCGCCGACGGCGACGGCCGACACGGCCTGGCGCAGGAAGTTGATCTTGAAGCCGTAGCGGTAGCGCGGCGCGCCCTGCCACGCGGCGCCGTACTCAACGCCTGACCCATCGACGTGGAGCGTGGTAGCGAAGTAGGGCTCGCGCGTGAGGGTCCTCCAGTCGGAGCCAGGCAGGGAGGGGAAGATGAGGGCGCTCATCAGCGACTCTCGAAGGGCGAACCGTTGCGGGCCGCGAGGCCGATGGCTTCCGCGAAGGACCTGGAGTTGGACCGTGCGAACTGGCGGAACGACTGGGCATCCATCGCGTGGATCTCGTAGTGGTGGTGGTGCACCACCTGGGCACCCTGCCCGCCCGACTCGATGAGCCGGTCGAGCCCCTTTGCCTGCTTGGCGGGTAGTACCTTCTCCTCGGTGTGGAGCAGCGCCGGGAACGGGCCTCCGATGCTCGGGAGCTGCCAGCCGCCTGCCGCGTGGCCGACGTGGCCGACCATGCCCATGACGGCGCTGAGCATCGCCCCCATCGCCGAGATGGCGAGGATTGGGCCGATGACCGGGATGTCGGCCTGAGAGTCGGCTGCTCCGGCCGCCGCGTCGGCCGCCTTGGCGGTGATGGACTGGATCACCATCTTGGTGACCTCCGCGACGACGGCCGCGGCCATCTTGCGCATCGCGCCGGAGAAGTCCTCTGTGCCAGCGACCATCCCGCCGAAGGCGTCGCCGAACGACTGGCCCATCTGCTGGGCGAGCCGGATGTTCTCCAGCGTCTCCGCCTTGGCCTTCTTCGCGAGGTCAGACCGACGCTGTGCGTTGAGCTTCTCTTCCTCCTTGGGATCGAGGCCCTCGCCGGGGACGTAGTTCAGCTTGCTCTGCTCGTTGGCCGCCTTCGCCAGGGCGAGCGCGGACTTCGTCTGGATCGCAGCGAGCGCGCGCTCGAAGGCGGCGACCTCAGCCTCTTCGACCTTCTGGACCTCGGCGACCTCGGCCTGGTTACCCCGAGCGTGCGCCTCCGCCTTCTTGCGGTCGAGCTCCATCAGCTTGACGGTGAGGTCGGCACGAGCCTTCTCCTCCTCGTCGACCCCGACTTTCGCGGCATCGGCGGCCTCCTTCTCGAGACCCACCATGAAGTCGGCGTGGCGCTTCCCCTCGGCCTCTGCCTTGCGAGCAGCCTTCTCGTCGACTTTCTGCTTCTCCTCCAGCCGCTTGAGCGTGGCCTCCATATCACGCTTCGACCCAGCATCGCCCCGGGCCTGCTCATCGACCCGTTGGTACTCCGCCATCGCATGGCGGAGCCCGTCGAGCACCTTGGTCGCCTCCTTCAACTTCGCGACCTCAGACGATGAAGCGACCCCGTTCTCGCCGGTGATCGGGTTGACGTCGCCCTTCGCCGAATCGACGCTCGCCTGCATCCTCTCCACCAGGTCGAGTTGCTCCTGGTAGGCCTGGGACACCATGTTGGACTTCACCGAGGCCGGGCTGAGTCCGAGGGCCTCCAGCTTGAGCCGGGCGATCTCGACGTTGGCCTCCTTGGCGCCTTCGATGAGGGTCTGGAAATACTTGCCCGACTCCTTCTCTGCCTTCTTGGCCTCCTCGCCAGCCTCTCGGAAGTGAGAGAGTATCAACTTCACGCCCTCGACCGCGGCGAGCATCCACATGCCGGAGCCCATCGCGACGCCGAGGCCCACCAGCTCCGTCGCGAGTCCCTTGGACTGGCCGGTCGCTGACGCGAGCTGCGCGCCGAAGTAGCTGAAAACCCGTTCGTGCTGTCGGGCCTCGCCGCGGAGATCCTTCATCGAGCCGAAGAGGCCGTCGGTCCCCTCCTTGCCGTTCTTCATGTGGATGTTGACCTGATCGGCCGACAAGCCGAGCTGGTCGAGGCTCTTCGCCAGCGCCTCCGCGGTGGCCCGCGCGCCCTCGTCACTCCCCTTGAAGGTCAGCGACACCGCCATCCGGCCACCGTTCCCTTCCGAGGCCCGATGCGACCAGTTCTTCGGGCGTCATCTCGCTGTGAACTGCAGCGTCACCGAGGGCGTCACGCGTCTTCTCCAGCCAGTAGGCGCCCAGGTCCCTCAGGTCTGGCCACGCCTGCTCGAGGATGGTCTCCGGCGCCTGGGAGAGTTTGGTGCAGAAGTAGGCGAGGAGCCGGCCCCAGTCGACCGGCCCTAGGCTTTTGGGTCCGGGTCCGATACCCGGTCCTCCGGGCGCGACTTGCCCATCGTCGCGACGATGATGGCCTCAACCAGGCCGACGTCGACCAGGCCCTCGACCTCCTCCAGCGCGGTGCTGGGGTAGTTCTTGGACAGCGAGGCGTGGATGATTCGGAACCCGGCGGCGGCGACCTCCCTCGGCTTGGTGACATCCGAAAGCGCGCTGAGCACGCCCTCCTCGTCGAGGAGGCGCATCTGCCGCATGGTGAGTGGCGGCAGGATGTAGGGCTTGCCGTCCGCCAGGGTGAACCGCTTGCCGGGGATGAGCGCCATGGGGTCACCGCCTACGGGGCGTTGTGGACCTCGTAGTAGGCGCCCGTGGAGCTCGCGAGGGCCTCGAACTCGACGTCGGCGTTGGCGAAGTCGCCCCTCTTGGCCGCCTCGCTGATCTTCGACGGCACCAGCGCGGCGAAGATGAAGAGCCGGTTCGAGACGGTCCCGTCGGGCTGCGCCGCCTTCGAGTAGAAGTAGCCCTGCACGGTGGGGCTCTGGCCGACGTTCTGCTGGGCCACCGTCACCAGCTCGCCGCCGCTCGCCACGGTCTCGACGTAGCTGATGAGCACGTTGCCGGTCTGGCCGGCGTTGAAGGTGTAGGTGCCCACCCCGACGCCGCCGGCGACGTACTCGCCGAGCTGCGGCGCGGAGGCGACCGGCTGCATCGCGTTGCTGTTCCCGTCGAGGACGCCGAGGTCGGAGACGAACTTGGTGCCGTCGGTCACGGTGATGCTCGCCCCGGCGGTGTGCGACTCGCGCTCGATGACCTTCTTCACCCCGGTGGTGGTGAGCGTCCCGCTGTTGAGCACGGCCATGAGCCGGCTTGACAGGGCCCGCTGGATCTTGGCCTTCACCGAGGCCTTCAGGTCGGTGCGGATGCTGAAGACCGGGACCATGAGGTCGCCGGAGGGGAGCTGCTTGTCGGTGGCGCCGAAGTCGACCGAGACGTCGGTGAGCTCCGCCACCGGCATCGCGCCCGTGGCATCGACGATCACGAGGCGGCCGGAGCCGAAGCGGACGGTGTTGAGGCTCTTCATCTTGCTCTCCTTGCCGCTTTGCGGCGGGTAGTCGCTACTGGGTCAGGTACATCTCGATGGGGATGAGGACCATGGCGCGGTCCGACGGGTCGAGGCGCCGGTAGACCTCGACCGTGCCGTGGACCCAGGCGCGCTCGACCAGGTCGCCGAGGGTGGTGTGATAGCTGGCCCCAACCGACGCCTCGCCGGCCTGCGGCTTGAGCGCGTCGACGACCTGGGCCACGGCCGAGAGGATGGACGTCTCGAAGGGGGTCGAGGCATCGGACCGGTCCAGGTACAGCGTGACCCTCGCCCGGAGCAGCCAGCGGGCCGGCACCGGGTCGGCGTCGGACTGGATGGCGTCCATCTCGCTCGCGTTCACCATGAGCAGTGGCCAGTCCTGCACCTGGTCGAAGATGAGGAACTCCCTGGTCGAGTCCCAACCCGAGAAAGTCGCCTCGAGCCGAGCGAAGAGCGCCTGGTAGATGGTCTCGAAGTCCATCGACTAGGTCCCCTTTTCGGCGTCGGCGATGGCCCGTGCGATGGTGGCCTGGAAGGAGGACCGGAGGCGCTCCACGGTCGGCATGAAGAAGGGGTGCGGCGGGACACGGGCGCCCGCCGTGGCGTAGCCTCGGCTCACCAGCGCCCGGTGCAGTCGGTTGGAGACTCCGCGCTTGCGCTTCCCGATCTGGTGCCCCGACTCAACCCACCCGGCGTAGTAGGCGTCCGGGCCGACGTTGACGCTGTAGGTCTTGCCCTTGTCCGAGACGTGGATGTGCATCGACCCGGCGAGCTCGCCCGTCTTGCCCTTCGGGGCTCGGTCGGACGCCTGCGCGGCGATCTCGGTCGCCGACTGGATGAAGGCCCGGAGCAGGTTCTCCTTGAGCCGCTCCGGGACGTCGCGGATGAAGCCCGCCTCGCGGTCGCACCCCTCGAGCTGGACCTGGAACTTGGCCACTAGATCCTCGTGGTGCTGTAGGCCGCGATCAGGCCCTTCAGCGACGCGGTGAGCGTGAGGGTCTGGAAGGTGATGGACTCGCCGGCGATGGACTTCGACATGACGCCCAGGCGCTGCCGCCGCTGGTAGGCCTCCGCGGCGAGCTCGACCACGCCCTGGCGGATGTCCTCCGGCACCGGATCGAACCCCGCGGTGTAGCCCACCACGACGTTCCCGTTGCCCACGGTGAAGCGCAGCGTGGTCATGCGGGTGGGGCTCATGTAGGGGCCCATCGGCCCCCAGGGCAGCGCGCCGGCGGCGTTCTTGGGGCCGGAGAGCCAGAGCCAGTCGTCCTGCTGGCTCCACCCGTCGGTCGTATCGGTGCACGGCGGGATGGTGTTCCCGTCGATGACCACCGACTGGATGGACCGCACCGGCGAGAAGCGCAGCCGCTGGGAGAACCCGCCGTCGCCCGAGAGGACGTCGGTGACCGCCGTGCTCGCGATCGGCTGGCCGATCTGCCCGATGAGCCACGCCGAGGACGCGGAGACGAGCCGCGGCAGCAGATCATCCACGCTCGACGCCGCGAGGCTGAGCCCCAGGTACGCCCTCACGTCGTCGGCGCTGCACAGGTCGGGCATGGTTCACCAGGTCAGTGGGTCGTCGGCTCTTCGGCGGCCGGCGGCTGCCTCGAAGCCTTCTCGGCCTGGAGCGCCTCCACCCGGGCCTTCTTCTGCTCCACCGCCGCCTCGAGCTCGGCGAGCTGGCCCTCCTCGACGGCGAGCATGACCTCGATGCTGTGGTCCCCGTAGCCCTTCAGGTCGTCCATGTGGTGCTCCTTTCGGTGCCTCAAGTGGACCCCCGAGTCGCCTCGGAGGCCCGTTCAGGCGCCGCTGGGGTTAGCGGGTGGCCAGCGTGACGATGGAGCTGGCGGTGGTGGTGTCGGGCCGCGTGATGACGGCGCTCCACTTGTGCTTGATCGCGGCCCGGATGTAGAAGCGGAACGCGGTCAGGTCCTGGTCGAAGGCGAAGTGGATCGACGTGTCGGCGCGGAGGCCGTCCGTCTTCGAGACGCCGAAGACCTGGTCCATGGTGGCGAGCATGATGTCGCCCTCGGTGCCCACCGCGCTGCAGAGCTCGCTGAAGACGATCGGGCGCCCGAAGAGGGTGCCGAGCGGCGAGTTGGAGAGGCCACCGGCCGGCAGGTAGACGGGCCAGTTGCCGATGGTGAGCCCCTGCAGCACGGTGATGTAGGCCGGGTTGGCGATCCACATCGCGCGCATGTTGAAGCCGCCGACCCAGTTGTCCACCAGCATGGACTGGAGGTTGATGAGGGTCGCGGGCAGGCCGGCGCCGGTGGCGCCCTTGCTCGAGGTCTTGCGCCCGCCGGAGCCGAGCAGCGCGGAGTAGACGGCCGCGTTGATCTTCCAGCCGATCTTGTCGGCGCACTTCCGCTGGATGTACGGCCCGATCAGGGTGCCGTCGGCCAGCATCTCCTCGGTGACGAAGGCGAGGTCGCCGTACTTCACGAGGGAGATGGCGAGCTGCTTCAGGACCGGCTTCACCGGGGTGAGCGCGGCGCCCTCGGCCACCTGGGCGGCGGCGAGGCCGGAGGCGGACCACGGGGCGTCCTCGTCCACCGGCAGCGTGACGGTGAAGTTGGGCGTGGTGAGCTGGTCGAGCTTCGGGAAGAGGGCGTCCGGGGTGTCGAGCAGCTTGATGACGCCGGCGCGGAAGTCGGGCGGGAGGGCGTAGCCGCCGTCGGCGTTGGTCCCCTCGCTCGCGTAGGTCGCCACCGCGTTCTTCACGAAGCGGGGGTCGATGTGCCCGTTGCGGGCGTTCTTCACGGAGTTGAGGAAGTCGCCGATGTGCTTGAAGCCCCAGGTGCCGGAGTCGTCCACCGCGGTCACGACGGTGCGGGCCGCGTTGGCCGGGCCGGGGATCGGGGCGGTGGGCACCGCGGCGTTGGTCGGGTCGGTCAGCCGCGGCTGCGGCTTCGCGAGCAGGGCCGCCTGGGCCTCGACGATGACCTGGCGGTCGATGTCGGCCATGGTGGCGTTGAACTCGGTGGAGTTGCTGTCGATGATCTTGGCCTCGTC